CAGATAATATATTTACCTGGGGACTAATGCTTAACCCACTTTGAGTAACAAAGTTTCCTCGTTAATTCTGCCGTTTAACTTAATTTCTACTGCTTTGATATCCTTAATATAGGACCGTAATGCCACTTTTCCAGCACGAGCAAACTCTTTAAGTTGTTCGTCTGGTTTACGCAAGGTCTTTGCTATACTTTTAACTTGATCATAACCGGTAATTGTAGTACCTTTGATACCAAGTTCACCCATTGCTTCCGCAACGTATTTGCCCAACTTGCGGGTTTTGGTGTTGTACACCCAAAGTTCTTGAGCTCCAATGATATCAACCGGATTGATGCTGACAACTTTGAGGCTACGATCTTCTCGGGCATACTTGAGCCGTGCCACAACCTTTTCCTTTGCCGGTGCTTTGCGTACTCGTGCTTTTTTAACTGCTTTTTTAACGCCGCGGTATTGCTCGATTCCAGCCAAGAGATCAGCAAGAAAGGCAAACAAGCGTTTATAATCACTAGCCCGATAATGACGATAAGACTCCACCAACTGTGCATCTTTTTTATCCTGTGCAAACATTAGCTCTTGAACACGATATTGGAATACCGTTTCATATTTACCTAATTGGCTTTGGGGCACTCGATGCACAGTGAGAAAATCGTAGACTTTGAAATCGGTTTTTTGATTCTTTAGTACTAGATCATAATGACCTTCAATCTCACCAATTAATTCCCCGGTGCGTTCTTGTAAACGATCTTGTATAGTCAACTTGCGTTCAAGTACAGCAGTAGGAGTGGCGATATCTTCTATGTCGTCTCCACCTTTACTGGCAAGGGACAAACTGTATTCAACTTGATCATGTATATACTTAATGTGCCGTTCTTTTAAAGGCATACCTTTGCGGTGTGCCATTATAAGGCTACAAGGAGTCATTACCACATACTTGTCACTTACACGTTCAAATTTGGCAATAACTTTTTTGTCAAACCTACTATTACGTCTAAGCCAGTCATCTAGGTGTTTACGACATTGTTTTACAGAATAATGGTAATTGTAATACTGAAAACTTTTACGCAGATGATGGTCAAAAGTGTCGTCGTCGAAGCCAAGAGCTCGTTCGGTGTCCCACTGAGGTTCAGGTCCGGTGGCTTTTTCATCAGCAGCCAGCAATCTTGCATTAGGCTCTTTTTTCTTAGGTACTTTGATGCCTTTAATAATAGCCATGTTTGCTCCTAGATTGACAATAAAGCTAGTGTAACATATTGATCCAGATTTGTCACTGCTTCTGAAAACTTGTTGCGTAAATCTAACAGTTTATGGTTATTTAATTGATTTCTGCTATTAACACTTTCTCTAGAAATATCTCTACGCAGGTTTTCGCAAGTTTTATACATACGAGTTAGGTCTCTTTTTACTTTGAAATCGGCAATATCCCTAATTCTATGGGGTAAATTTTGGTAAATTTCCTCTGCTTCATAGTGATCCATACATAATTGTATCCTCATGTTTTTGGTTTGTCAACCGTGAACCCATAAATACTGTATATTTGGAGACTGATTTTGACACGTTTATCATTGTGGAAGGACGGACAACGTACAAACGATTATCGTTTTATTGATCGAACCATATCCGAATATTTTCAAGTTGGTGGAACGGGTATTTTAGTACACAAATACCTAGGTCCAAAAGATACTGGTCCCAGCGATGATGTTACTCAACCACAATACATAAACCAAAGTGCAATGAACATCCAGGATCTATTATTTCTTGAAAATAGAGATAGAAAATATGATACCGCAGTGTATAAAATACGTGGCATGTATCAAGTTACCGACAATGCATTTGATTTAACACAATTTGGTTTGTTTTTACAAACTGGTACATTGTTTATGACTTTCCATATTAACGACATGTTAGAAATCTTAGGTCGTAGAATCATGAATGGTGATGTGATTGAATTGCAACACCTTATAGATTACGACACATTAGATGAATCCATACCAGTTGCTTTAAAAAGATTCTTTGTTGTCAGTGATTGTACAAGAGCAGCAGAGGGTTATAGCCCAACTTGGTGGCCTCATTTATGGCGTTGTAAAATTAATCCATTGGTTGATGCACAAGAATATCGTGACATACTTAATACCATTACTATTAACGATGAAAGCACTACTCCTATTAGAGATATATTGAGTACCTTTGACAAATATACCGAAATTAATGATGTAATAATTGAGCAAGCAGAATCTGAAGCACCTAAAAGTGGTTACGACACAGCACCGATATATCACTTTAGCAGCAATGCAGTAACACCAACGTATTCAACTAAGGCCTACTTGGGTGGTGATGGCACTGCACCAAATGGACTACCTGCTACTCAAGGCACTAGTTTCCCTATGAATGCCACCGAGGGACAATATTGCCTACGTATTGACTATAAACCAAATCGATTATTTAGATTTAATGGTGCTCGCTGGATCAAAATAGAAGATAATGTTAGAACTAGCTTCACCACTAACAGCATAGATAATCTTAGTATGAAGAATCAATTTAAAAATAACTCAAATACTTTCACAGATGTACGTGGTAATACACAACCCGAAAAACAAAGTCTTCATAATTTATTAAAACCCAAGGCAGATAATTAATGAGTTCATTTTTTTACTCAGGGCAAATACGTAGGTTCTTACAACAGTTTATAAGAGTTATGAGTAACTTTGAAATAGAACTGGGGAAAAGTTCTGCAGGGATTAGTACTTTGTTAAGAGTGCCAGTTTACTATGGAGATAGTAGCAGACAGGTAGCTAGTATATTAAAACAAAATAGTGAAAATGCCCTTAGCAGTGTGCCTGCATTGAGCGTGTATATTTCTGATTTAAAATACGATAGGACTAGAGTCCAAGAACCATACCATGTAAGCAAAATGCAAATTAGAGAACGTGCATATGATCCACAAACCGGACAATATTCAGAATATCAAGGCGATATGCTTAGTGTTGAAAGAATGATGCCAGTTCCTTATTTGCTCACGGTAAAATTAGATATGTGGACCAGTAACACCGATCAAAAGTTACAATTATTTGAACAAATTGCTCCTCTTTTCAATCCCAGCATGGAATTACAAAGTACTGATAGTTATGTTGATTGGACTAGTCTTAGTTATATTACTTTAATAGACAGCATATTTTCCAGTCGTACAGTGCCGGTAGGTACAGAAGAACCAATTGACGTGCATACTTTTGTATTTGAGTTACCGATTTGGATCAGCTTACCAGCAAGAGTTAAAAAACAAGGAGTTATACAAAAAATTATTGCCAGTGTATATGATGCCGAAGGCAGCATAGATCACGAAACTAATAATTTCGATCTGGGTGCCACGCAGATTATGACCAAAAAAATATTTACGCCAATTGATCTTAATATTGTCTATACAGGTAATACAATAAAGTTGTACCTGAGTGAGAATGAAATTGAATTTAATGATAATATAGATCCACCACTGAGACCAGGTGATTGGCATGTTGCTATACAAAGTTTTGGTGAGCTAGCAGGGGCTAGCCCTAACACTGAGTTATTGACCAATGGGTTAAGTCAAGTTAGATTAGAAAATGACAATATTACAATTGTAGGCACAGTTGCTTATCATCCAGTTGATAGAAGTTTGTTAATTTTTAACGTTGATATCGACACATTACCTGTGAATACTCTAGTGCCAGTTAATGCCATAATTGATCCTTATAATGTTACTATTGATAGTAATTTAACATTTCCATTGATTGGCACACGATATTTAATTATCAATCCAATTGGTCATCCTGATAACGATGACACAGATCCCTACAGTGTAGATGGTCCCGAGATTTGGAACAGATTGAATCAACCACAACTTATTGCTAGGGCTAATGACATAATAGAATTTGATGGTAACAAATGGTTCGTAGCCTTTGACAGTGCTACATCAATTAGTGTAGAATATGTAACAAACTTGACCACTGGTACTCAATATAAATGGAAAAATCAACAATGGAACAAGAGCGTAGAGGGCCGCTACGGAGTAGGGGCTTGGAGTTTCGTGCCAAATTAACCGAAGGCGTCGGTGCTTTAATTTACTGCAAAAATACTGGAAGATATCTTTTTTTACTTCGAAGTAACGGCAGTTATGCTAATACATGGGGATTGCCTGGTGGTAAGTTAGATACCAATGAAGCAATGGACGTTGCTTTACTAAGAGAAATCCGTGAAGAACTAGATGGTTATATTAAAGACCCAGAACTTGTTCTAATAGAAAGATATGTAAGTAGTAATAAAAAATTTATTTACCATACTTACTTTATGTCGGTGGACAGCGAATTTGTTCCAGGATTAAATGAAGAACACGTCGGCTATGCATGGTTACCGTTATCGGTCGCACCAAAACCTTTGCATCCTGGACTAATTAGAACCTTAAACAATCAATCAGTAATGAATAAGTTAAAAAAAGCTGAGTCTAACTGTTAAACTCTAATACCATAAAAATATAAATCATGCACGATTGTATTAGTACTGAATTCAAATTGATTAAATTCACTCTCAAACTTACAAATCTTCCTAAAATCTTTCTCTGTTAAATTCTTATAATAATCCCATCCTGCAGCCACAGTCAATGGTGAGTCTTGAGGGCCACACCGACTAGTCCCATGCTCCTGCCTTCCGGTGGTGGCACAACTGAACAAAATTAAACCACCAGGTTTACACAATCTTATCATGTTTATAAAAGTTTTTTCATAATATGGATTGTGTTCAAAACATTCGCAACTTATAACACAATCGAATGTACTATCAGGCATGTCATATTCATGTCCTAAACCCACAACATCAACTCCAGGTCCAGGCGCAATATCTAATCCTATGTACGCACAGTCAGTAAAAAATTGTCTTACACTGCCATTGATGTCAAGACTACCAATTTCTAATACGTTGCTTTTTACAAAATAGTTAGGAAATTGCTGCTTAACTGACTGAACAAAGTCCAACTGTTGTTTATGCGACATCTACTGCCTCCCATCTGGCTTGCCAATCAATATGGGGGTCTCGCTCTAATTCGCTTTGAACATGCAGTGCCAGACTGGTAACAGGAACCAACCCCAATACCCCACGTTGAGTCAACATATAATTTAAACTACGGTTTTCTAAATCTTTATCATCTTTGGTCAACTTTGCTAATAAAACAAAAAACATTTCATATAAATCCCAATGTTGACTAAACTGCCTATGACTGGTGAAAAAACTACAACTCATGTCATAATATTGTATC